TGTTTAAACTGCTATTCGTCAGTGCAGGTTTGCCGACAACAACAGCTATCTTAGGCGTCAGTGGCGCAGTTGTTGAGGGGTTCAATTCCCCTAACTGATACCATTTAACAATAACAAGGGACATACATCAATGTGGGTTATTATTACGAGAGATAACTGTAGCTTCTGCGACAACGCCAAGTCACTACTTCAGAGTAACAACAGAGGATACAAGGTCTATAACGTCCAAGACACTGACAATAAGTGGGTTCTTACCCTTCTTAAATCCTCTGGCATTACTACCGTCCCACAAATCTTCCGCCCTACTGGGGAGTTAGTTGGTGGATACACTGAGCTTAAAGAATTATTTGTAGGAGTTACGTTTTAATGGCAGGTTACCGAAAACCATTTAGTCAAGCCCTTTATCGTGCATACGATGAACCAGCCCGTGATGCTCTAGTGACACATCTTGAGGCCAAAGGTCATACAATTGTTAATAACGAAGAGAATTACAATGTTGATGTCGTCTCGCAGAAGGGTGGCTTTACATACTTTAACGAGGCTGAGGTTAAAACAGCTTGGATCAGTGATTGGCCCACAGACTGGAAAGATATTCGTATTCCAGAACGTAAACAACGATTGTTAGATAAGCATAAGGATGTTAATGGTGTCTTAAACTTCTATATCTTCCGCCCTGACTTTAAACAGGCATGGCGTATCAAAGATACACTTTTAACGCCAGAGAGCCTCAAAGAAGCTAAGGGACGTTATATCAAGAAGGGAGAACAGTTCTTCCACATCCCATATACATCAGCAGAGTTGGTTAACCTATGAGCGACAAAGAGCCGCCAAAGAAGCAGACACGTTCCCGTCGTAAGACTGCCTACAAAGGGGCAGAGAGTAAGCCCCTGTCTGGTATCGTACCTAAGACAGAGAACCAAGGGAAACTACTGGAGGCTTTGAGGAGCAGTCGTCAGGTGTTTATTCTTGGTCCTGCTGGTACAGGTAAGACGTATGTTACAGCGACATATGCTGCTGACTTATACACGATGAAGGAGATTGATAAGATCGTCATCACACGGCCTCACGTAGCTGTAGGGAAGGAACTAGGCTTTCTTAAGGGGGACTTGCAGGAGAAGACAATGCCTTGGGCATTACCAGTCCTAGATGTATTAGAGAAGCATCTGGGGAAGGGTGCAGTGGAAACAGGCATCAAGGCGGGTAACATTGAGATGGCCCCCCTTGCACTCATGCGGGGACGTAGCTTTGACAATGCCTTTATTATTGTCGATGAAACACAGAACATAACGACACATGAGCTTAAGATGCTTCTGACACGAGTTGGGGAAGGCACTACAATCGTTCTTAACGGTGACGTACAGCAGAGTGACCTAAAGGAGGCTGATGGCCTTACAAAGGTTATTCACATGGCTAAGAAGTATATGCTGCCTGTACCAATCATTGAGTTCAATATGGACGACATCATTCGATCTGACATCACAAAGATGTGGGTTAAAACATTCTACGCAGAGGGTATCTAAATGGCTAAATGGGAAGCAACTAAAATGCATGAGTATGAAGAAGACAAGGGTAAACCCTTTAATCCTGTAAACCGACCAATCCACTATGGGCAAGGGAAGATCGAATGTATCGACTACATCGAAGACTTCCTGACACGAGAGGAATACATCGGATACCTCCGAGGGAATATCGCAAAGTATCTACACCGATGGCGATACAAGAATGGTGTTGAGGACTTGAAGAAGGCTGAGTGGTATGAACGCCGACTTATCAAACTTCATGAGGGCTTGTAATGACATTGTTTGAAGGCATCATCCTTACAAATCTGGTAATCTCCTTACTTTTAGCTTATAAGTGTGGAAAACAGCAGACTGACATTGATACGCTATACGAAGGTCTAGCTATAACAATGGAACAGTTGGGTATGACCAATACCGAAGACGAATAGAATCAATAAAGCCCCACGTAGGAATTAACCTATGTGGGGCTTATTTGTATTTAAAAGGTAGTTTATTATTATTACTGTTTACGCTTAAATAGATTGATAAAACTTCTGCCAATCTCACTTGGGCTTGGGGCTAACCAGCCTAAGATAAGAAGGATAAGCATTAGGGGATCAACCTCAGTGTTCTTAGTTGTGCTTGTATCCTGTATCACTGTGTCTACAGGAGCCTCTACACGTAATTGTGGTCGTGTATTACTAACGACACCAATAGTCTGGTTGTTCTCTTTACCGACCTGTGTGTTCGCTGCTATGTTCGGTCCCCCGCCCGTCAGTAGGCTCAGAGGACTGGCCCCGCACCCCGCCAGACTTACCAAACCAATCCATACCAAAAGCCAAAGCACTAAACGTAAAGATCGGCCAGACCAAGATTTCAATAGTATTAACATCTTTTGTTTCCACAATATAGCCAAGCCACAAGAATAGTACAAGGGCTACTTCACGTTTATATGTCTTCATCGTCCTGCCATAGCCTCTACAGCAGTTCTGATAGCTTTAATATTCTCATCCATACGTGCAGTTGCCACAGCCTGTTCTTGAACGATCTGGGATAGAGTTTCTGTCTTAGTCTCAAGTTTAATAATGCTAACTCTGTTAGATTCTACTGAACTGTTAAGGGCTGATACAAACCAGATAAGTGCGACAGTCTGCATTGCAATAGCAAACACCAAGGTCACTGGTACGGTCTTAGATAAGTGCCAAGGTTCTGTACTCATTTTGGATAAGTCTTTCTGTCTAATTCAAAGTGTGGTGCATCATAGAAGCTCTTCCAGTCCCCACCCCATACGATGGGAATGTCAAGCTCTTCTGCTGCTGCCTTCATGGCTTCTGCTACGACCTCAAAGCGTTCAAGATCATTCCAGTCTACAGGCCAAGGAACCATATCAACTGCATGGCCTGTAATGTGTCGTGAGTTCATGGTAGTTGACTTACCAGCTTTAACAAGCTCACGTTGACGGTTAATGTTACGGACACCTTCGATTACTGTAAAGTCTTGCTCAGTGATACTGATGGCTAATTTAACGACAGCAACAAGATCAGGATGGACACCTGACAGGTTCTGTAGGCTACGTGTTCCTAGTTTATATGACAAGGTGTCAACTCCTTTAATTAAGGTTTAATGGGCCATGTGACATTGTTTGGAAAGCCAGCCTGTTGCGGCACATCAAGCAATGCCTGACGATAGACAGCCCAAGCGTCCTGCTGTTCTGCTGAAAGAGAAGCCCACCTTAACGCATTGCCAGCGATTGCATCAACATCGGTCAACAAACCATCACGCTGCAATCTGAGTCCTGCTGCAAGTGCTGCATCCAACTCAGCCTGAGTCGGTGGGACGTATGCTGCAATATCACCAGCGGCTTCCATCGCTGTCAACAAGTCCTCATTGTTGCTTCTGGCGGTCATATCAACATCGGCTGGGTCTAGAGTATATGGCCCCCAACCGTAAACTGGGTGCTGAATCTCGCAGTCAATCCAGCCGCTGTCGTTGATGTATTTAGCATTGCGATATTGCATTATGAAGTCCTCAGATAAACAGTTGGGCGGGTTCTGGCAACGGCGTAACCCATAGCCCGCCATGTGCCTGACGGTGTGCCTGAGTAATTCCAATCAGCGTCAGCGTAGGCCATAGTGGAGCCAGACACCAATGTACCCGCTGGGGTTGCGGAGGCTGATGTTTTCGCCCGCAAAAGTGCATAAGTCCCAATTGCACCAGTAGCGGTAGGTTGAGTGTAGGTAGAAGTCAGTGCCAGAATTGCCGACTTTACATTTGCAGGCGACACAAGGCTCTGTGTAGTCCCAGTACCAGCCTGCCATGTCCCAGTTGACTGATCCCCGAGGAGACCGACCTGAGTGCCGCTAGTGTTGACAATTTGCGTGTCGTCAACAAAGGCAGACTTGTTAGTTGATTGGTTAAAGTAAGCAAACCTGACCCAATCGGTGTCACTTTCATTACGGATCCACAACCAGTTTGTACTCGTCTCATACCACAACATATTAGCAAAGGTAGTTGTAGGTTGTCCTGTACCAGACGACAAACTTGCAAGAGCGCCCAGAGCATTGTTAAGGTCTACCCTAGTTGCTGATGCCGTTTGGTTGATAATATTAAAAGGGTGTTGGCTCATGTGTTCCTCACATTAAAATTCTACTGTTGCACTCAGGTTAAAGACCCTTGGAGTGTAATTTGTGTTATTACTATCTAACACGGCCTTAAACTTAAAGGCACTTCCTACCAAAGAACCACCATTGGCAAGTGTCCATGGACCCCACACTGGAGATACGTTAGGGTCATCTTCTGTCGCCGCTGCATAGACTGTAACATTAACATCACCCCAGTTAGCATCTTCGTCTGTCCAATCATC